ATTTTATAAAAGGTGCTACTTTAGGTTCTTGTGTTTCTTTAGGTGCTTTAGGATCAAAATGAACAGAATCAGCAACTCCCTCTGGCAGTATGCTTGGTTCTACACTTAATGGAAAAGTATTGTTTGAAAATAATACATCTGTAATCTGGCTATATGCAGCTAAAACTTTTGTTTTAGTTACTTTAATAAATACTCTACTTTTTTCAGCTTCAGTAAATTGTACATCAGGGCCATAGATACCTCTATAGTTTCTATAAGCTCTTAGCCATCTTTCTTCATCTATACGTCTTGAATCTTCTGCTTTAACATATCTATCTATTACATAAGTAATCATAGAATCTACTACTTTTTCTTCAATAGTATCTTCTTGTTTATCTTGTAATCCAAACTGTTGATCTTCTGTGTAATCTTCCATTTTTTTCCTTAATATCCCATAACTGGATCTGATGGTGTAAAGTTAGATTTTTTTGCAGTAGCAGGATCATAATCCCATATACTTGATCTTGGTCTACTCATAACTCCATATCGTAATGCATCATACAAATGATCCTCTGATTTAGTATCTATATCCTCTGGATTTCTTTTATCCAAAGGTATTATAGGCAATTGTGCAATTAAATTTGTACAATTACTAGTTATAACTAATCTAGGCTCTTCTGTAAACTCATCTACTTGTAACCTACTATGTATTTCATTTTTTCCTGCTACTCTACTACCACCACTTCTATCCGATGGCCTCCATTTACAGCCCTCAATTATCATAGTTTCTGCAAGTGATGGGCCTGTATCTCCTCTTTTATGCCAACAAGATGAATCTAATATTCCACATCTCATTGTTCCATCTTCTTCTTCAGCTTCTAAAACCATATGAGCTAAATCTTTAGCTAATACTTTACTAACATATAATTCTCTATAAACAATTAATTGTTCAGCAGGTGATACAGTAAACCATAGCACTGCTGAAAAACTACCATACCCATAATCACATGCTCTAAACTTAACCCAGTTTCTAGGTACATCTACAGGATCAATAACATGTATTTCTCTATTAAACTCTGGAAATGCTGCTCCTTCAGCTACATCCCAGTTACCCTCTAACAATTGTCTACGTTGATTTTCTGGTAAAGATAACAACATAGTTTCATAATCACCCTGTTCAGAAAGATACGGATTATCATTTAATGATGCAGGTATAAATCTTCTTTTAAATAATGGTTCTCCCTCTTTACTGTGACCTTTTGGAAAGGTTAATGTTTGTCCAGTTTCAATATCCGTAGCCCAAAAAGAATTATTAGGTGCTGCAGGATCAATAAACATTTTTTTTACCCATGCATGTCCTGGGCCTCCTGGGTTAGTCGTAGCTCTAGCATACACAGGTAAATCACTTGCTGTACTTCTAAGCCTTGATCTCATGTAATTCCAAGAAAAAGGTGTAGCCCACTGTGTTAACTCATCAAATCCTACCCAACTAAATGCTAAACCCTGATACCTTAATACATCTTCATCTCTATCTAAATATGAAAACCATAATCTTGCACCATTAGGTGCTACCCATTGCATCTTTCTTTCTGACCATTTAATACCTGGATAAATTTTAGGATACATTTCCTGACTTTTCCAGATAAGTTCCCTTAATTCTTCTGTTGTATGTCGTAATAGTAATCCACTAAATTGTGGATGTCCCATATATCTTAATGGATCAGCTAACATAGCATAGGATTTACCTCCACCTGCTGCTCCACCATATAAAACTTCTCTTTCACCTGCTGCTAAGAACATTGTTTGTGGCCCTTCATTAGGTTTAAATACAATATTATGTTCTTTTAAACTTAATGTTGCAGTATTAGGTTTTTCTTTCACTACTACTTTCGGTTTCAACTCTTCTTTCTTCTTTATAGCCTCTTGTTTTTTCGATTTTCTCTGCAATTTGTATTGCTTTTTCAAGCCTTCTGGCCCACTCCCTAAGTGTTTTAACTTTGCGACTGTGCTTTCTTTCATCTTTTATTCTTTTCAACAATCCTGTATGAGAAATAGACCTACCTGTAGTTTTAGTTAACCAATGTGCTACTTTTCTAGAAGAATATTGCTTTAAATATTTTTTTGCTTGTTCTAATGCGTTTAACTCTTCTGGTATGGGATCAAGTACATCTGGATCTTCTGATACTTTATATCCAAATGGAATACACTTTGATCTTTTTAAAAAAGGTATTGGTACATATTCTTCTTTATTTGGTTGTGGTAATATCCATTCTCCTAAATCTGGTAACTTATCCTTCATTTTCCTTTGGTGGTAAAACCATCAAACCATTTGGTGCTTCTACCTGTATTTTATCTGTTTTAGCTAATCCAATACGATCTAATAAATCTTTAGATGCATTCAGCTTTTCTTTCATACCCAGTTCTGTAGGATCAATCATGCCACTTACTAGTGACATAGCAGCCCTTGGTGCATTTCTAGCCATGTACAACTGAGTTATTTCTACTATTTCTTCTTTTAGTGCCTTTACAATTTCAGTTGTAGAATTGTTTTCAGAATAACCTGCTAATTTTTTAGCTTCAACAACACTACCTCCTGCCTCATCAAATAAGACATCTAAAAACTTTTGTTGTTTGTCTGTTAGTTTTCTCATGTTATCTTTCTATAGGATCTTACTTTTTTAGCAATTTTTTTAGGTTGAGCCACAAACTGTTTACCTTGTTTAGTGCCTTGTCTCTTAGCTCTGGTAGTTGCTTTATACTCTGCATCAGATAAACTGGCAATTGCTCTAGATGGTAAATACCTTTCGCCTGTAGCTTTCTTACCTTGTGTGCTAGGTTTCCCACTTTTAGTTCTCCATTTCTGTGCTGTCCATGATTTTAAACTTCTTTGTGCTTTAGTCAGTGCCATAATCAACCTTTGTACCCACCACCTTGTGCTTTATATTTTTTTGCAACCATTTGGGCTTTTCTCGCAGACCATTGTCCAGGTGCTCCACCTTTTCCACTCGCCTTAACTTGGTTAAATATCTTTTTTCGTAACCCAGGTTTAGTGTAGTTTCCACTTGCATTTACATTACTCCTTGGTTTATTTGATCTAATTGCCATTTATAAACTCTCCATTTCTGAATAAGCTACTATTACAGGTGGTATAACAATAATAAAAAATAATACTAAGCCCATTTAAAACCTTTCTTAAAAATTATCTAGCTGGATCAAAAAACTCTTCAGCCGATAGTGTTAAAGTAAAATTGCCAGTAGCTGACGTACTAGCAAATCCTGCTAACTGATCTCCACTTTCTAATGCTAATGGATCTCCATCAAATAAATTAGTAACTGAACTAGAGTTCATATCTAAACCAGTTACGATTGTACTATATGCTGAAGCAGACTTATCAAACAACTGTACTGATATTTGTTTATCTTGTGCCCCTGAACTTATTAAAAATAATTTTACAACGGATGTAAAGTTAGTTGGGCAAGTATATAACAAAGTCGCATTAGCTGTACTATCTGTAGATGTTACATTAACTGATTCAGTTACTAGCTTACTAGAACTATTATTAATTATTGGCATTATGCTTTTTTACTCTTTCTTTTCTTTTTTGTTGGTTTCTTTTCAGCTAAAAGAATTGCAACTGTTGTAGGGGGACACATTTTTTTCTTAGGTGGTGTGCCTCCTTTTTTATAAAACCCCATTGTATTTCTAACTGGTTTAGGTAGATTTCTTAATCCTTTTCCTTTTTTTCCTGTTGGAGGTTTTCTCAACATTATCTTCATCCTTATACAAATTGTTAAATGTTACTTCAGGATCAGTATAACTATCATCCTGTTCTGCACAATGAATATATTGGCTAGGTCTAAAATCAGGTGCTCCTTCACCAGTAATCCAATATGCAGGGCTTGTTACTCTAACTCTATTATTAGGCAATGCAACTACATTACCTTTCCACTGACCCTCAGTTAATATCATTACATGTGACTGTTTATGTTGTGCAGGATCATCTGCTACCTGACTCTCTGTAAAATCTACAGTAAACAAATACCTAGCTTTATAAAAATCCCCTGCTATTTTAGCAATCCAAGGGCTAGGCTGACATCTAGAAAACATAACTACACTATGATAATGAGATGGGCAATCCCAAGGTTGAGCTAAATGTGTAGGCATTCTTTCAGGCCACTCTTCCATTTCAGTATCACCTACTAAAGCTGTAATCGGCATTCTAGCCCACATAGCTCCACCATGAACATTTTCTTGTGAGCCATCATCAGCTTCACACCCTGTAAATATAACCTGAAAACTTAAACTCCTATCAGGCATAGTATTTACAGCAGTTACAATTGCATGAATAAACTCTCCATGATAATCGTTATGCCCATGCGTAAACTCTTTTCTTGCCCAACACTTAAATAACGGTACACCATAATCACTTAAATCACTTATCAAATATGCCAATATTATGCCCCTTATCTAGTTTATTTATATTTTACGAGATGGAGGAACAGATGCTCCTACTCTAGCTTTTATTACTCCCCCTGCAGCATAACTTTTTTTCTTCATACTAGCACCACCCCCTGCCATCATTTTTTTCTTTTGGGTAGTTGCTCCACCAGCAGACATCATCTTCTTTTTCATAGTGCCACCACCAGCCATCATCTTTTTTTTCATGGTAGCTCCTCCTGCTGCGTAACCTTTCTTTTTCATATTACCACCAGCAGACATCATTTTCTTTTTCATCATGATCTTTTTATTCCTTTCACATGTTTTTGAGATTTAGGGGGAGACTTCTTTCTACCACTAGGCCCTGCCCATAAGCATTTATCTGCCCAATATGCAGCACTAGTTTTTCCCTTTGCAATATTCTTGGCATGCCTTGCCTTGAAACTCTTTCTAGCTTCAGGGCTATAGTTATGCCCCATAGATGAATCACCAAAATGTATCACACGATACTTCTCACCGTCCTTGATTAGCACCATCATCTTCTTGCCAGGTCTTTTAGACTTCTTACAAACATTAACTTTTGTAAAACCCATCTTTTTGTACCTGTCAGGTATAGCCATAATTATTTAAATTTGTTTTTTAACTGCACTAACTATATAAACCCTACCTTCAAATCTTAATGTTTTTTGTTTATTAGCTTTAGCTTCGTTATATTTTTTTCTAAATGCTTTGGCACTTAATGTTTTTTTACCATATGTAGGATAGTCTTTAGGATTTATTCTTGCATCTTTATTTTTGTCCTTATCCTTATCTTTTTTTCCAGGTGCTCCTGCAGTTTTAAGTCCTACAGCCCCTGCTGTTCCACCTGCTACTCCAGCAGCAGTTCTAACTCTACTACCTACAGCAGCTTTGATAGCTTTTCCAACTACTCTCTCTCCCATAGCTAAACGAGAACCAACTCTTTGAGTTTTTGTTTTAGACTCTTCATGTTTTTTTACAACATCATCTAAATGTTTTCGTGTTGATGGGCTTAACTTATTTCTTACCCTTTTATTAAATTGACTTAAAGCCTCATTCTTTTTAGGGTACAAAGGTGAATCTTTAGGTATGCCTAGCATTCTTGCAAGAGTTGGATTAGCACGTTCAAAAGTCTGAGTTTGTTCTTTACCACCACCTGGGCCTAATTGTCCTTTTGTACCACCTCTTCTTTCTAATGGCCGTATACTTACCTTGCGTGTATCAGTCCCTTTCTTTTGAAACTTATCACCTTTGCCTATTTCTGTTTTAGTTTTTACAAGATAAGAAGCAGCATCTACTTCTTTTGCTAATTCTCTTCTAGCAAAAGTTTCTGCATCTTCATTAAGTTTCTTTTTATTATCTTCATATTTGTCTAAACCTTTTTTCTCTGACTTAAACTTTTTTTCAAGTTCAGCCCTCTTTTTAGAACGAGGAGTGCTTTTCATTAGAATTTTTCTTGCTAGTTTTGCTAGACTCATTTTATTTTTTCCATCCTTCCTGTTTCATGGCAGTTTCAATTAGTTCTAAAGGATACCTTATTCCTGATTTATCTTCAATAGCTGCTCGTACATAAAATACATCACTGTGAGGAATATGTACACGATCCAATCTGTTTTCTTGTACAGCTTTATAAAAATCTTCTAATACAGAATTGTCATTTAGGTATACTTTTTTTTTCTTTTTAGTCAAGCTAAAACTCAGCAGTACAAATAGTTTATAGGGGGGATTTTCACTTACAGTGATATATTATATGTGATAGTACAACAGGGATCGAAGTTTTTTATACCGTTAATGTGATATCACTTATAAGTGTTTTTTTATTATAGGTGATATATATTATAAGTGATATCACTTATAGTGTATCACCCTCGGCTCTTAGCCTATGGTATACCTAAATATTTAAAACTGTCAAGTCTAAGATCAATCTTTTTTAAAAAAAAATTTAAAGTTTACACTTATCCACAAGTTATTAACTGCCTGTGGATAACTTTTAAAAATACTGATCTGTGTAAGAGTGTGTATATATGTACCTAGGGAGGGCGGGTGGCCCATGCGTGCCCACGTTGGGCCGATCAAATCACTTCTTTTTTAAAATGTACGCATGTTACACCTATAAAAAGCAGCTAAAACAACAACTTACACATAAATATTTACTGATCTAACAACAGTGTTTATTTTTCCAGCTACAAAAATAGTTAAATTTACGAGCTTATATAACTTCATGATGTCGGTGCACCTATCCCCTATTACTGCTGACACTATACCCCTTTATTTTTAATGGCCATATGTTAAAAAAAATTGTTGACATATAAATTAAATTACTTTAAGTTTGTAAGTATCTTAATTAAATAAGGGGAA